TCGCGGGAATCCGAATCGGCTTATCGTACGCCGGCACTTCAGCGCCAGTCTGGCCCGGCAACTTCGTGGCCGCTAAAGCCGCAATCCGATCATGCTTGGCACGTTCGGCACGCTTGGCTTCCAACACGGCTGCGATTTCCTTCAACTCGACAGCGGCCGCCTCAGCAGCGGCCAAGTCTTCGTCACTAACATCTTCGGCCGCCAACGCCTTCACGGCGTCAATGGCTGCGCACTTCTCGTCGTGAAGCTGCTCCAGTTCGGCCAGCGTCAACGAGGCGAGAGGCATAACTTTCGTCGCCATCTCAACACCCTCAAATAGGATACAAACCAACTACCACCGAAACGCTGACCACGCGGAATAACGACGCCGCGCGCCAGTGAGTTGTTATTGCAGCCGCAATAGCCGCAGCCGCTTTTCGCGTGCCGACACGGCAGGCGAATCAAATAGCTTGTCCGGCGCTTTCGCATACAGGCCGCGACGAATATTCGCCGCAACTTCCACGCCGTCCGTGATTCTGTGGGCGAATCCGTTTGCAACAGCCTCTTCGGCGTTGTACCACGTCTCGGCCGCCATCAACTCCATGACCTCGTCGACAGGCTTGCCGGTAGCTGTGGCGTACTGCTGCGCAAGGTTAACCGCGAACTTGTCGAGAATATCGGCAGTCTTACGCATTTCCGAAGCCGGACCGATAGCGAATGACCAGGGCATGTGAATCATGTAGAACGCGTTTGCGGAAATGCCGACACTGTTGCCAGCCAAAGCCACAAGCGTTGAAGCCGAGGCCGCGATAGCGTCAATCTCGACATTCACCTCGCCTTTGTATCTTCGCAGCGCTTCAACCATCGCCGTTGCTTCTGTCACGCTGCCGCCTGGCGAGTTGATCCGAAGCGTAATATCCGCACCCTTCGCCGCCTTCAAGGCCGCGACCATCTGCTTTGCCGAGGCTAGCCCGTACTCGTCGGGCCCGATTTCGTCGTACAAATAGACCTCGTTGGTATCGCCGTCATACTCAATCATTTCGCCAGTTCTCCCGCGAATATCGCGTCAGCCACCGCGTTTGCACGCGTTTCGACCGCGTTTAGTAGCGTTTCGGTGTAGTTTTCCCCCGGTTTCCACGCAGAAACCAAGGCTTTAGCCGCGTCGCAATGGCTCTTTGCATGCGCATTTGTGCCGCCAAACTCACCTATGGCGGCCGCAAAACTGCGTTCCCACGACGCGTAGAAGGCTTCGGCCCACTCGTCCATCGGCTTACCGTCAGCAATCGCGGCGGCGATCCGCTGCCGCTCGACCCCTGCAAGATGCTTGATCCGCGATTGGATAGCCTTCAGGCCCAGTTTTGCCGCTGCGTTGCGCCTCGCGTCGTTCGCTTCCTCGTCGTCCGGTGCATCCGGCTCCGGTGCCTGCCGCTGCCCCGGCGTGATCGCCGGATTCTCGAACAGGTCTCCGCCATCATACGGGTTTAGGTCCAGTTTCTCGCGCGCCTCATTCGGGTTCATAATCCGCGAACGAATAGCATTGCCAAGCGTGTTGACTTGTGTTTGCAGGTCTGCGCGCAACAATGCGGCCACATTGAACTTGGCAAAGTGTGTATCGTTCTTTTTCTCGCGGCTCGACAGCATCTTGCAGTTGACTTGCTCCTCCCATTTCACGAGCCACGGCATTAGGCAGTTGGTCAAGTAAGCTAGGTGCTTTTGTTCCAAGCTGCTGTAGCTATTGGACTCGCCATCGCCAAGGATGGATTCAAGCAGGAACCATAGCGCCGCGTCCTGCCGCGTAAAGCGGCGATTGTCGATATGCTGGCCTTGGTCGGCCGTCATGCTTAGCGTCGTGGCCTTGATGCCCTCGCGGAGCAAGCCCACCTTGCCAGCATTCGCGGCGGTCTGGTGCCGCTTATTGAAGGCTTCCAGAAACTGTTCGGCGTCCACCTGGTTGCGGAACGCGCCGGGCGGTGCTTCGAGAATAATCCCCGGCCGCGCGCCGTTGTCGAAATAGCTTTTCGCTTGCTTCTCCGCGGACAAGCCGAGGCCAAAAGAGTCCGACGCGTAATCGGTGATCGGCCGGCCGACGATTCCGTTGCTGCCGAGGCCCTGAACGTGCAACACGTCAGCATCGGGGAACAGTAGATAGGTAGACTCAAGCGGTTTCGTGCGCGGGATAAGCGTCTCCTCAACACTCGACACCCGCACGCTGTGCCACTTCACCCCGTCTTCGTCGATCACCGTAGCGGTATTGCGTGCGGCAATCGGGATCAGCTCGACAGGCTTACGCTGCGTGTCGCGGACAATCACCGCCCGACCGTTGCCCCACAGCAGCGCGTCGGCCTGCACCAGTTCCTTGAACACACAAGCAGTCTGCATCGAGTTCGGCTCAGACTTCAAAAGCCTGTACGCCGCGTGGCCGGTGTCGCGTTCCGCACCGTTGCCAACCCGCTTGTGCATCACAATAGGCAACTGGCCAACGTGCCTGCTGATTCGCGATACCGCGTACCAGACAGGCGCGAGTTTCATAGCCTCATCTGGCGTTACACGCCGCGACGCCATTTCGTCGTCAGTGAAGCCGGCCGACATTGGGAAAATGCGGCTCCACGTCAAGACATTCTTGACGGGTTCCGCCGTTCGTCGAAAAGGCCACCACTTCACAGCGTTACCCCTACACTAAATACAGGTTGCCGGTCGGCCGCGACTTAGCCAGCGTTGCCAACCGATACGCCATAAGGCACGCAACGAAAGCGTCAATCTTCTCGCTGGACGCCCGCTTATCCGGCATCCACTCGTTTCGTGCGTTGGCCTTCAGCACCACGTTGCCAGCACACCAGGTCAGCAGCGAATCGCCGCCGTGTCGAATCTGGCCACGCCGCAACCCCGCAAGAAATGTTCGCAACGGCTCGTTGTACATGCCGCAGTTTTGGTAAAACGCAACGGCCGTAATGCCCTCGGTTTCCATGCTTTGCGCTAAGTCACGGCTGTTGTGCGGATCATAGGCCCACTCTGTCACGTTGTACTGGCGCTGCCACTCCTGCACGACGCGCCGCACGTCCACCAGTTCATTCGGCGACACGGTAAGACGGCCCGTCCGGATCCACGACGCGAACGGCTCTCGCACCAAATCACGGTTCGTGTCCGACGAAATGAAGGCTTGCGCGCGAAGCTCGTACCGGCAAATCTCGTTTCCTTCCTCGTCATGCTGGCCGGTGCTGAACCGTGCAACCGCACCGACGGCGGCCAAGTCATCCCGTCCCCCTAAGTCCCAACCGCCACAAACAACGTCGGCTTTGTCCCAATCCGACAGTTCGATAGCACATGCGTTCCACAAGCCCGCGTCGATAGCCTTCTCTTTGGCCGTAACACGAATATTGCAGTAGTAGCGCTGGAACGCGTGGCGAGCGGCTGGATTGTTCTTCGCATCTTCGGCTTGCTCACGCAGATATTCTAGCTTGGGCGTCACCGGGAAATGCGGGTTCGCCTTCGGCCAGTTCTTTTCATCAAACGGATCGTCCGCAGCAATCACGCCGCTACCGCCACACTCAGCACAGCCAGCATCGGCACCCTTGCACTGACACGGCCGCGACTCGTCAAGCCTGGCGATAAACGCAAACCACGTCGGCCCGATAGGCGAATCCGTTGCAGCCGACTCGAGCGATTGGACACAAAACTTGTCGATGCCGTCCCACAATGTGGAGAAGTCATCACCAGCCGTCGTAATAATGATTATCAGCGGTTGCCGCCTAGCACCGCTGGCCGTTGTCAATTTCTCCCAAAGCCCCTTGTGCCGATCCCGCCATTCGTGGATTTCGTCGAGGATCGCTCCGTGTACGTTCAGGCCGTCCGTTGTCCGACTATCGGACCCAAGCGGCTTGAAAAAACTATTCGGCTGTGCTGCGTTAGGTGGTGTCGTGATCGCCTTGGCAAATACTTGCGCCTCCGATCGCAGGACAGGCGAAGCCTCCACCATCTGCTTTGCGACCTGGTGGACGATCCGCGCCTGGTCTTCCTTCGTGGCCGCACAAAACACCTGCGCCGACGGTTCAATCGGATCGTCAAACGTTGTCAGCAGCAGGCCGAGGCCAGACGCAAACGCCGACTT